ATGTAGTCATACATCTCATCGAACTTGTTATGACGGCCCACCAGCTTGGCTGACTGCTTGTCATTGCCCTTTGCGGCGTCAATCTCTTTGGCTTGCTTTTGCGTCTGTGTCTTGAGGAACTTGACCGTCGATGTCGGGTTCGGGCCCAGGATTTCCAGCAGTGCCACATCCCTGGCCATGCCGTCGATGTGGTTCATCATGATGGAGAAGGTGTCACCACCGCCAAAGCTGTCCTGGTACTTCAGCCAGTTGTCTGCGCTGTTGAACACCAGGAAACGATGATCCTGGCGGCGACGGGCTAGAGACTTGCCCTGGCCACCGACAGAACTCTCCTTGACCTTGGCAAAGCCCTCAGTGGCGATGGTCTCCCATATCTCATCCAGGGCATCCTCAAAGTCCACATCGTTCATCGGCTTGCCGGTCTTGAAGCTGACCATCTTCTCCTGGTCCAGGAGCGGCCNGATAAACTTCTTCCACTCNACNCTGCCGGCCTTGCGNATNGNCGCATTGTCATGNACCTGGGGCATNCCCCANTCACTNCGCTTCGGGATATCACCNCCGGCCTTGTTGAAAGAGACNCGNAGNAATTCCGATGCCTTCTCCCANGCCTGGGCCAGTTCCCGTGCCGCCTGGTCGCCCGTGTTCTCTTTGAATATCTCGCGGACCATGTTNTGCGATGTNGCTTTGGACTTGCGTGTTGTGCGGCCCAGGACCTGGGTCTTCTTNAACTGNNCAATCACATTGTCCATNAGNGCATGAGCCATACCGCGGACAGCAGCCTGACGGGCTGACACATTGGAGTANGGGCTCCGGCCNGTGCCATCACGNTCCAGGAGAGAGATCATGGCCTCACCAGGATCGTTGCCCTTGAACTCGCCCAGGTTGTTNAGGACGCGGCGTTGNGTGGCCCGTTGCAGGATCATACGGCGCTTCTTCTGCTTCGCCTCATACTCCAGGACATCGAAGGTATCACGACCAGCCTGGGCGTCAGCTTCTGCCGGACCCATCTGCCTGGCCCGGTTCTCTGCCTTGAACTCACTGAACATCTGCCTGGCACGACTTGCCTGGGGGCCGGTGAGGGTGCCCTCTTTCTCAGCGTTTGCGATACAATCCAACAGGCTCATACTACGCACCCTCTCAGTCGATCCAGCATCCGCTCATCTTGAGCCAGTTCGGCTTTGATTTGTCGGCCGGTCATCTCAACAGGCACGACCTCATCACCGGCCACCATGTCGATGGTCAGGGTCTCGTCGTCAGGCATGTTGTCGAAGTCTGTGTCCCTGGCCACTTGCTCAATGGTGTTGGGCACCTCCGCTTCCTGGAAGGTGGTNTCCTGGGGCAANGGCCGCGTGTCAGGGGGGGGGGGGNCTAGGGGCTCGTCTGGTAGGAGCCCCCTGTCGAGGTTGGCTGTCGCCTCATCGGCTCTATTAAGATGCTCCAGGAAATTAGCTACATCATTGAATGTCGGATCAGAATCCACTATATTTGACGTGGAGGTTCTATCCATGTTCGATGGTGTAGTATTCACATCCTGGGACGGACGCCCAGCCATACTGTCTGCTTCCGGGCTATCGGCAGTTGCTCTGCTTAAACCTGGTGGAGATTGGGTGTCTGTAGACGCCAGTGATGTTTTCAATTCAGCAGAAGTCATCCCTTCAGAAGATGCGTTTGTTGCACGTTTTGTAGACCGCTTCGGATCATTCAACATACCAAGCAACGTCTGAAAAGACTGATGTTCTTGAGCCAGTGCATCTATAAACAGCTTCTTTTGCCGTTCCATCAGCTTCGCTTTTTGTTTAGGTGACTTTGCAGATCGCATCTTCTTGTAAAGGTCGTGACCGCCACCTTGGTCTTTTGCCTCAAGCAATTTCTCAGACCACAACTGGATTTCACCAGCTAGGCCGTCTTCATTCCTAACTATTATCTTGCGGTCAAAGTAACCGGCAGGAGTGACCTTCCATCCTTCATCAATGATATCGAAGTTTGCTCCAAGGACAGCAACCACCTCATCAGCCTTTGCGGCTGTCTCGACCAAAAAGCCGGCCCTGACCACATCGTTCAACTCTTTAGGGCTGGACAGTGATTTCCTAACCAGCTTTTCCTCTGAGACAGACCGCTTCTTTAGGCCAGGCGTCTTGAATGTCACGCCCTGCATAGCCTCATCAATAGTCCTGCCAACCGTCTCAAGTCTGGCCTGGAACGCCGGGGCTATCTCATACAGCTCATCGAAGGTCTCATACGGCTGTGTACGTTTGGCCGCATCAATCAGTTTGTCCGCCTCAATGGCTTGTTGGGGCGACCTAATCGGCACCACTGTTTCGGGTGGGTCTGGCATAAAAGTGTCAGGCGCGGCTATCTCACGAGGGACATCAGTCGTCAGCGCATCAAAGTCGTCCAGGGCGTCGATAGCCAGGTCAGCCTCACGGGCAGGGATGCCATTGCCGCGGAATAGTTCCAGGCCCTTACGCACCTGGTCAGTCGTCATAGCCACACCCTTGCCAGCGCCCATGAGGGCGGGGGGTAGGCCAGCACCGATGATGCCGCCAATACCGATGTTGATGAGCATGTCTTCAAAAGAGTATTCCAGGCCTAGCGTCTGATACCATTCTCTAACGCCAGGCTGGAGCATGGCCTCTGTGCCAAGACCAATCAGACCTTCTGCAAGCATCGTTCTGCCCAACGATCTTGGGCCACCTCTGACAAAAGCCATCGGCCCCATCATGACCATCTGATCGAAAAAGGCCTGATCTGTGAAAACCCCTCCGGCCTGTCCTATAAATCCGCCAACAGTGCCCATAGTCGTCTCACGACTTCTGGCTTCTTCTCCTGCCTCAATCGCAGCCAGGGCTTGCTCCTTGATCCTGGCATCCAGAGTTGAGCGGGACATTTCAGAGAACTCAGGATAGAGTTCGCGGTTCTCATCTAAGTGCGTAAACAATTTGACCAGGGACTGCTCTCTTACTCTGTCGCTATGGCCCATCGAATCAGATGCACCAAAGTATCTGCCTGGGTTGGAGAAGGTCAGACCCTGGCGCTCACTGATTGCGTCAATCAGGGGCTGCAACTCTTCGCTCATGAGGTCAGTGTAGGTGTCAATATTAGAGCCGCGGACTTGGGCCTCATATGCCGCGCCCATAGCATCAAACAACCCAAGTTCCTCACCACCATACGCTAGAGGTGTGTCTCCGATGCCTGTATTATAGTACGGCTCAAAGAAGAAGCTCATTGCTGCACCTTCTTCAAGTCAATCAGGTATGGCTGGCCACTTGCGGTGAAGGCCGTTTCTCCCGACTTCCCGTCGCGTAACTTGTAAAGTCCGTCACCAACTGAAATGAGTTGCAGGCTTTGTAGCCGCGATAAAGAAATCGGCTGATCATTGATGTTACCAACAGGCAGACCATCAAACGGCTCAAACTTGTTGAAGCCTGTTTGCGTCACCGCATATTGCTTGAGATCGCTGATATCGGTCATCTCATCAAAGATTTCACCAACACCATCAGAGCGAATGTTCCCAGGCAAAATGATGTTAGCGCCTTTATATTCCACAACACCGCCATACAGAACGCCGCCGACAGACCTTTGCCCCGCAGCAGCTTGCAAAGCATCTATGTAGGCGTCCTCATCGCTATGAGTGAAACTACTGTTCATAGAGCCGCCGTTGCCCAGGAATATCAGATCAGCCACATCCTTTATTGCGCCTACTGCCGCGATGACACTGCCGCTTTCGGTCAACCCACTAAGCAATTTGATGTTGGTGTCGGCCTTGGCTCTCATCTCGCCACTAGCCGCAGCGGTGCCGCTTTGTTTTACAAGCCGTCCTTTGAGTGCAGCGTTAATGACAGCAGGGTCAGCACCCAAAACCATAAGGCCCCCGACATGAGCCAGCATCGGGGCGTCCTTACTAATTTGCCCATAAACAGTGAGGGCATCCTGGCCAAAAGCATCAGACAGTTTGTTCAGCATAACGGCCTGAGTTTCGATGGGCATCTCCTCCAGAGCCGTAGCCAGGGCAGTGGCCTCAGACTTTGTGAGGATCGTCTTGGGTGTGCCGTAGTGCGCTGAGACTTTGTTAGCGTCCTTGACCCGTGCCTCAACCGCTGTTGCGATATCGGTTGCCTGGCTGTCAGGGCTCAACACCGTCTCTACCAGGTCAACGCCGAGGGCTACAACGCGGGAACTGTTCGCCCAAGACATAGGGTCATCTTTGAGAGCGGTCTCCATAGAGGTAAGCCGCTGATCCATGTTGGCAAGCAACTCACTTTCAGCAGGAGAAAAGCCACCGGCCCTCTGGTTTAGCTTTGCAATCTGATCTTCTAGTTCCCCAGCACTATCATCAGCGATTTCGTTGTAGATTCCCGATATAGCTTGGAGCCTGGCTACATCGCCCCGCAGCGCAGCCACCATATCTTCGGGCGCACCTTCAGCCTCTAGCTTGTTGATGCCGTCATTGATGGCGGCGACATCCTCATCCCGGATCGGGTCAAATCTCTTGGCCACTTTCTCCAGCGCATCAACGCTTCTGCCAATGCTTGTGGCTGTCGCCTTCCAGGCCGCGTTATCGGATCTTTCGTCAGATGCCATAGCTGCCAGGCGAGACTTGACGATCTTTAGCCGCAGAATATCCTCTGGTGTCCCAGCCTCTTCAGCGCCCATGCGGTTGGTGATGGTGTCGCGCTCCTGCCGCAGTTCCTCCAGGTTAAATCCCTGGATGCCGCGGAAGTATTCGATGTGGCTCTCTGCTGTAGCCAGGCGCTCCTTGACCTCTGCCAGCCTGGCCTTGTCTGCGCCGGCATCTTCCAGGGCGTCAATCCTGGCCCTCATCTTGTCGATGACCGCAGTCGAGGGGATACCCCCGGCCGACACAACGGTAGAGACCTCATAGGTCAAGTCAGCCTTGAGATTGGCAATTTCAGAGTTTAGCGCAGAGATGTCGGAGTTGGCAGCAGTACGGAAGTTCCGCACCAGGGTCTGAGCGTTGTCGTCGGAGATGCCACGGGTCAGGCCACCATCCTTGCCAATGTCAGCCTCAATCCGGTCAGCGTACTCCAGTCTCTCCTCTGGTGTCTCAAGCCTGTCGAAGCCGCCACGCACTCTAGCGATATGGGCTTTGCGATTAGCACGGATCATGGCATCCGCGACTTCTTCTTCATTGTACCCCTGGGCCCGGAGCATAGAGCCGATGGCCTCAACGCCCTGGTCGATATCTTTGTTGATGACCGCCTCAGACATGCCCGACCTGGCCATGTTCTCCAGGCTTTCGGTCATGGTCTCCAGGTTCAGCGCACCCTGGGCCCTGGTCTCCTGCTTCTTCTTCTTAATGTGATCCTCAGAATAATTGAGGAACTGAGCGTTACGGTAGCTGTCCAGGGTGAGGCTGACCTGTTGAGCCGCGGCCGGGTCCATCATGCCCAGGGCATCAGAGAAGCCGAGCGTGACCATATCCAGACGCTCTGCCAACTTCGTGGGGTCTTCGCCAGCTTCAATCGCTTCCAGGTACTGCTTGCCCATCTCGCGCTTGGCTTCGACTTCGATCTCTGCACTCAGTCCCTTGACCGCGGCGTTGTAAGCAGCAGTCTCGCCGGCATTGAAGCTGGCAGGGTCCTGGTCCTGGAGTTGGGTCAATGTCCTGGTCGGGTCAGACGCGCCGAGCATTGAGCCTTTTATAGTGTTTCGGCGCTCTGTTTCTTTGAAAGCAAAACTGGAGATGCGGTCCATCGCCCTGGCCATTGCCTCAGATGTACGCGCAGCCTCACGACCAGCAGCCATGTCGATGCGGGGCACATCTCCTGTACCAACAGTCTGGATTGGGGCAGAGGCCAGTCTTTCAAATAGTTCTGACATCAGCGTGGCTCATACATTGTATAGCTAGAATTTCCGACAGATGGCGCTGGCTTGGGGTTGGTGAAGCTAAACCCACCCGTCTGGTTGGCCATGTAAGCACCCTCGCCAAGTGTAGCCGCCGCGTTAATGTAACCCTGACGACGAGCCATGTTCCCGGCGGCGACATACTGAGCGGACTGGATTGCACCACCAGCCTCAATCACTTGCCCTTGAAGCTGCATCAACTCCTGGTTCTCTTTGCTTGTGAAAAAGTCTGTGACGCCTTTACCCAGGTTGTAGATTGCAAGGTTGGCCACCGAGCCGGAGAACGGGTCGATAGAGCCGGCCGCTGCACGGGCATTGATGGTTGCGAGATTGCTGCTGATCTTCTTGAGGACTTCGATGCCCTGGCGCTTATGGTTTAGGGTTTCAGCCCTGGTCCGCAGCACGTTAGCCCTAGCTTGCATCTCTGCTTGCTTGGCTTGCATGTTGTACATTTGCTGTTGGGCTTTCGCCATTTGCATTTGCTGAATAGCGCCGAAAACCTTGAGGGCTGGACCTATAGCTTCCATATCACTGTCCCACGCTTACTTTGTAGTCGAGAGCCAGGACCGTCATATCAAGCGGGACGGTCTGTTTGAGAGTAATGGCTCCCTCTTTATCGAAGCCCAGGAGTGGGCCGATGGTCTTAATGCCGGTGAAGGGCTGAACGCTGGTGTCTAGGTTGCTTTCGCCAAACTGGCGGAAGGCCACCAATTCATCGTTGATGGTCAGCGCCTTTGTCTCAAAGAGTTCAGCGTTCACTTCTAGGATGCGCTTTTTGAAGCCCCGCAGAGAGCCAGATTGTATCTGTGGCTCAACCGGCATGGTCTTCACCTCAACCGTGTAATTCAAGCCGACCTGGTAGCTACTTGCGCTTGCCCTGGCAAAAGTCGCCGTGTTGCTGCTCACAGTCACATCTGGCTGCACAACACCGTCAGTGATGACCTTCACGCTCTCAGTGTCCAGATGGGCAACACTGGCAGAACTGGCAGCACCAGATGCTGCAACCGCGCTGTCTAAGTTGAGGGTGCTGTCGAAATACTCGACAAAGTATTGAGCCGCACTATTCACTGTCCGCTTGGTAATGACGTAAATCTCATCGACATCCACGCCAACAGCCTGGAACTCGCCGTTGGTTGTGAACTTGGCCGGCGCAGTGACCTCCTGAGATCGCAGCAGTGAGAACACGATCATTGACCCGTCTGTACCGTTGACGACCATCAGCCGGTCACTCTCATCGGTTGAGGTGGCGCGTCTGATCGCCATGTCTGTTGGGGCCTTGAACAGGTGGCCCGATAGCATGGATACATTACTGGTGTTGTAGGCAAGTTCTGTGTCTGTAAAGGCTAGTTCGTTGAGGGACTTGCCCTTGCGCTGAATGAACAGGGTGCCACTGTCCACACCGACAATGGGCACATCGGCCTTCGACCCGTTCCTGGTGGCAATCTTCACGATGAAGTTGGACGGAGTGATCGGCTCCAGGTTCGCTTGGGGAACGTAGAACTCACCACCTGTTGTGAAGATTTGTAGATCGCGGCCAGAAAAAATATCTGTTACAGAGTTTAGTGTCGATGTTGAGAGCGTTGCCTCAAGGGCCGCATCGTCCAGACCCTCGCCCTTATCGAAGTTGAAGAAGTCGCTAACCCGTGACGCCCATACTGTCGAAGGCAAGGACTTGGACCCCGCCATCCAGAGCCGGCCTTCATGAAAAGTGATAGCCTTGGGCCAGCCGCGGGAACTTGACCAGGCAAGTTCATGACCTGTCTCCAACTCCCAATCGTTAGCGGAGATTTGGTCAGTCGAGAAAAAGGGCACCTCTGCAACGCCGCGGACCTTTGTGGCGCTGACAAACTCTACAATTCGTAGCCGGCCAAAGTTGCTCAGAATGTTGATGTACTGATGCTCATGGGAGGCTGAGAAGACCGAGGCTGTCGCCGTAATCTCGACATTGCCAGATGCGGCAGATGGTGTGATGTCTGCCGCAGGATTGCTGGTAGTGATCGAAAATGGGTAGTAAGGCCTCTCGACAAACGAGACAGTCGATTTTGTCCAGGATGAATTGTTAGCCCCGCGGACCAGCTTCAGAGGCTCCAGGTCTTCATGAACGAAGATGATGGTGTCGGCCGACTGTGCAAAGCGTAGGTTGGGTAGCATGGCCGCAGTGATCTCTGAGATCGCCAGGTAGTTGTTGCCACTACCGTTGATGTTTGTAACCAAGGCCCCACTGCGGAAGACATACAGCTTGCCGGCAGTCAGGGCGAACATATAGCTGTCGTCTGTATTGAACTCAAACGGGATAAGCCTGACGCCATTGGCAGCGCCGGCATCCAGTGTGGCTGAGTAGCGCAAACCCTCACGCCGTCTGACGCCGCCCTGCGGCTGGATCACAACATTGGTGGCAGTCTGTAGGGCAGAGTAATACTGTTTGAGGTCGATCCTGGCCCGGAGGAGGGGGTCGATCTCACCTACTGAGAAGTTTGTCTGTATCTGAACAATCCGGCTCATCCACGAACCGAAATCAGACTGTAGTCCTCAATCGCCTCTGTCTGTCTGTTCTGGCTGTCGATAGACGTTGCCACGCGGAAGAAGCCCCCGCGCATATTCTCAGAGGGTGTCCCGACAGCCTGGGTCTTGAAATAATCCGCCTTGGTTATCTGGTCCGTCACGGTCTCCGCGATGTTCCAGGCCATCATGTATTTCAGTAGTTGGATGAAGTAGGTCGGCAACTCAGCTTCTGGCGTAGGATACTGGTAATCGACATATATCTCTTCCTCAGAAGAGAGCAGCTTGTCGCCCATGATTTCCCAGCCATACTGGATCGGTCTCGCGCCGGATGTGCCAGAAGTAAACACTGCGCGAACATTGTTGAGCCTGTCGCCTGGTAGCTGGTATTCGTACTTGAACTCATTGACAGGAGTGGTTGTTGTCCTGGCGAGTTGCGTCTTCTTGAATGAGAAGGTCCAGGGGTGCATCCCGATGGTGCTGTCCCGGATGTCATCATAGAGGCGGTCACAAATCTGCGCCGCATCGGTCCCTTCAGAAAAAGAGGAGAGAGGCTTNGCGCCCAGCATTATCAATGCGTCTGAACATATTGATAGTTTGGTGTCGCCAGAAGCCATAGCCTCTCTCCTGTTAGTTGGGGCCGGCCTCGCCTGATAGAGGCCGACCCCTGGAGGAACTTAGTCGCTGTCAGTGACAACCCCGATGACAGTACCATCGGAGACATCGACAACATTTGAAGCATTGGACACGACGATGTGCATGGTCACAGTGCGGGTGCCGCCTGTTGATCCATGAACCATGATCATGTCGCCAACCTTCAGAGTGTTGGACAGATCGTTGAAGTAGCCCGACGCATCCACTGCGGTATGTGCATCAGTAGTCGTGTACACATACAGAGCAGGGCGGGAGCCAGCGAGTGATTGACCGCCAAGTGCGCCAAATCCGTCTTTTGAGTAAGCCATCAGTCAGTCTCCTTCCTAGCTCTCACGACAAGTGATTTTCGTGATGCCAACGGGGTCGATGGCCACAGAGCCAGCCGAGAACATCGAAGCAACCAGGAAGCTGGTTTTCTCCGGGATGTAATCGACGCGGCTTTGCGCGTTCATGTTGACCCCAAGACCCATAGCGTCCTTGTGGAACGCAAAGATCGTGCGGTCAGATGAGCCGTCGATAGCCAGGCCACCCTCATCTCTGTCCCCGATTGAGACAAACTTAAAACCGAGGTAGGTATTCCCGGTCAGGTCGCCGGAGACTAAGGCTTTCACCGTGTTGAAATCAGAACTGGTGACTTCGGTTTCAGCCAGAAGGGCGTCCATATTGTTGGCGTGGGCGATGATGCAGCGGTTCTCAGCAGGGACGTTTGCCGCGTCCATTGCCTTCTTAGCGGCACGAAGTTTCGCCACGTTGAGGTTTGTGTTGGAACCACCGATTGAATTGGCAACAGTCTGTGTGCCAGATGCTGCGGCCAGGGCGTCGAGAACAACCTGGTCCATACGACGACCAATAGCGCCAGCAACAACCTGGACCAGTTCTGCGCGGTCCTGGAAGTTCACTTTTGCCTGGTTGAAGATGTCCGAATATTCTGCGGCGATGTAGTCTTCCATACTCGCGGTTACAGAATTGTAGGTCACTGACATAGGTGTGACATCGGTTTGGGGCACACGGATGCTTGCCGTGCCTTTCCCGATTTTCGGGAACTTTACGGTTGAGCCCTCGACAGTGCGTTCACGGGTGAGACCAGCCAGAGCGCGTTGGCCCTGGTATGCTTGCTTCACCTCACTGTCGAACAGGGTCACAAACGCATTGCTGATAGATACAGCCATTTGCTTGCTCCTTTGCAAATCAAAGATAGAGGTTTACATCGCAACGGTTGTCCTGGTCGGGCCGCGTATAGCGAGAACTGGCCGCAAAAAACGGTTGTCAGTTGAGCAAACTATAACCTCACGGGGTTATGCTTACAACTGACAACCGTATGGTTTGCCTATTGGAGAGAAGCCCTGGGCTTCCTTTTTAAGCCACGTTCTCCATGAATTGCTGCTCAACCCACTGCGTATAGGCCATGTCTTTGCCATAACGCTGGTCAGCCACAAGTTGCTGGAGTTCGGTGATAGACTTCTGAGCCCCCTCCTGGATTTCGATAGAGGGGATCGGAGCCTCGTTGTATGACTGCCTGATCTTGTTCATGGCAGTGATGAAGCTGGCATCTGTCGAAGCGTTAGCCACTGCGTTGATCTCAGCATCGTTGAGAACATTGCTTTGGGCAAATTTCATGAGCCACTGCTCTGTCTCAGCAATGATCTTGTCAGCCCGTGGCCCTAGCTTTGCCTTCTGCTCTGCAATAGTCTCCTGGCTCTTCGCTTCCATTTCGCCGGCAGATGCCAGATAGACTTCAGCAATCTCATTGAAAGCGTCCTGGCTGATGCCGTGCTTCTTGGCCATGTCGAGATAGCCTGTAAGCATGGGGTCATCGTTTTCGATGCCAGCGTCAGTCATGATGTCCATAGCGTATTCACCATCTTTCGGAGCCTTGTGTAGACCCTGGGACATCTTTGTGCGGAGTTCTTTATAGTCACGTTTGACTGTGGCCAGTTCTTCAAATGCCTTCTCGACATCGGGCCCG